TGGATAGCTGACGAAGACCACGTAAAGGTCGATGAGGTCACAGAGTACCTACTGTACGCGATGAGCGTATCAGAGATGCAACAGGCCGCACGACAGCACATACAGCACGACCTGTATACAATGGCGCGTAGTGACTTCGACAAGGTACATTATGACACGATAGGAGTACATACAAAGTGAGTAGATGCAAAGCGTGTGACGCTATTATGACGGAATCAGAGCTAAAAAGGACTGATTATAATACAGACAAGCCGTTAGACCTGTGTTATAATTGTATGAGTATTTCAACTAATGCGGCACTTGCCTTTGAAAACGGCGGGTTATTAGACTCAGAGGAAGAAAGTTTGGATTTAGAGTCATTAGGGTTTGACATCAGTAACAATTAATGATATAATATACTTATGTTATGTTCTTTTATAATAAACTAAAAGCAACTAACTAAGGTATACTTAAGTAGTAACAATTTAATTTAATCAAAAGGTAAATAGATATGACAGCACAAGTATTGGAAGGCACAGTAGCATTCGAGAATCTCACCGAGCACGAGATGTACAACGGACAGTCCACCGGTAAGTTCTCACTGGTATTGTCTCTGGACGACGACAAGGCCGCAGAGCTAGACTCAGCAGGCGTTAAACTCCGCGAGTACGAAGGTGTCAAACAACGAAAGTTTGCGAGCAAGTTCGAGGTTGGTGTCCTAAACGCCGACGGCTCACCATTCGCAGGTCGAGTACCGCGAGGTTCCAAGGTACGTATCCTCTGGCAGGAAGGCGCACCACACCCAGTACATGGTACTAGCACATACCTCAACAAGGTCAAAGTATTAGAGGTAGCGGAACAGACTGACTCGAACGAGGACTTTTAATGACAGAGAAGTCTACCTTCTTGAAGCACGAGTCATGCCCTAAGTGTGGCTCTGCTAACAATCTAGCAAGGTACTCCGACGGTCACGCTCACTGCTTCAGCAACGGGTGTGGCTACTACGAGAGAGGCAACGGAACTGCCTCAGACTTTGCACCACGTACACCAACAAGGGCATTTGAGATGACAGGAGTAATAGCGGCAATCCCTGACAGGCGAATCTCACAGGGCATAGCGCAGAAGTTCGGCGTTACTGTGGAGTTCTCACCGGAAGGACAAATTGTCAAACATCACTACCCGTACTATGACAAGGATAGCAACAAGCCGACAGGGACGAAGGTTAGACAGGTAGAGACCAAGGGATTCTACGCGACAGGGAACTTCGATAACGTGGGCTTGTTCGGTCAGCAAGCATTCAGGGAAGGCGGTAAGTACATTACCATCACCGAGGGAGAGGCAGACGCACTAGCAGTCAGTGAGATGTTCGACGGCAAGTGGCCTGTAGTGTCTATCCGCTCAGGTGCGGCAGGAGCCAGTAAGGACATCAAGGCCAACTTGGAATGGCTAGAGTCGTTCGACAACGTAGTGATATGTTTCGACAATGACAAGGCAGGACAGGAGGCGGCACAGTCAGTGCTTAACTTGTTCACACCTAACAAGGCTAAGAACGTAGTACTGCCCTTGAAGGACGCAGGGGATATGCTCAAGGCTAAGAAGATACAGGAGTTCACTAGGGCATGGTGGGACGCTAAGGTCTACAGACCGGATGGTATTGTCTCAGGCTTGGACACATGGGACTTGCTACAGGAACAGAAGGACATCAAGTCGATACCTTATCCGTGGGAATGTTTGAATGAGTTCACACACGGATTCAGACCACGGGAACTGGTCACGATAACGTCAGGGTCGGGCATGGGTAAGTCTCAGATTATGCGAGAGCTAGAGCATTACCTCATAAAGAACACCGAGGACAATATCGGTATCTTGGCATTAGAGGAGGACGTACCTAAGACTACGCTAGGCATTATGTCTATCGAGGCCAACAAGCAGTTACATCTGCCGGACGTTAGGAACTCTCTGGTAGAGGGTGAGGAACGTGGTTACTGGGAGAAGACATTCGGGTTAGATAGAATACACTTACTCGACCACTTCGGCAGTACCAGTGAGGACGACTTGCTAGGACGCATCAGGTACATGGCTAAGGGCTTGGACTGTAAGTGGATTATCCTTGACCACCTCAGTATTGTAGTTAGTGACCAGAGCAACGGTGACGAGCGTAAGGCAATCGACAGCATTATGACCAACCTACGGAAGATAGTGCAGGAGACAGGAGTCGGGTTATTCTTGGTGTCACACCTCAGACGACCATCAGGGCAGAAGGCGCACGAGGACGGAGGAAAGATTAGCTTAGGAGAGCTACGAGGTTCAGCGGCTATCGCACAGTTAAGTGATATGGTTATTGGACTAGAGCGAGACCAACAACACGCAGACCCAGAGACACGTAACACTACTTGTGTCAGGGTACTGAAGAACAGGTTTGTTGGACTCACAGGAGCGGCTTGTTACCTGTACTACGATAAGGAGTCAGGCCGTATGATTGAAACATCCTGCCCTGTTGATGAGGGTAAAGTGGAGTTCTGATGAAGCAGATAGTCTTTGACATTGAGGCGAATGGCCTAACCCCTGATAAGGTTTGGTGTATCGTGGCCTGCGACATACAGTCAGGTGAATTTACAACATGGTCAGGAGACGACCTACATTGTTTCAAGGACTGGATTAAAGAGCAGGACGAGCTAGAGGTCATTGGTCATAACATCATCGGGTATGACATTCCAGTATTGGAACAGCTACTCGACGTAGACTTCAGCAAGTGTAAAGTTACTGACACATTAGTCATGTCCAGACTGGCAGAGCCATCACGACAAGGCGGTCATTCATTGGAGAACTGGGGTCAGTTACTAAACCAACCGAAAGGAGAACACAGTGATTGGGATAATTTTTCTCAGGATATGGTGGAGTATTGCCAGCAAGACGTTAGAGTTAATGAACTGGTGTACCAGAGACTACTTCGTGACCTTGCAAATTTTGGAAATCAAAGCCTTGTGCTTGAAGGTCAGGTACAAAGGATTATTAGCAAGCAAATTAAGAACGGATGGGTACTAGACCAAGAGAAGTCTTTTATATTATTAGCAGAACTAAAGGAGAAGAAGTATGAACTTGAAGACAAAGTGCATGAGAATTTCAAACCGCTACCAACATTTATCAAAGAAGTTACACCCAAAGTTAAGAAAGATGGTACGTACTCGGTTGTTGGGCTTAAATTTCTAGGCGAACAGTGGACGACAGCAGTAGCACCATTTAGCAGACTGGATTATCCAGAGTTTAACTTAGGCTCACGACAACAGATAGGTCGTTACCTACAATACTTCGGATGGAAGCCAGAGACCTTTACAGAGAAAGGACAGCCAATCGTTGATGAGAGCGTTCTTAACAAAGTGAAGGGTATACCGGAAGCGGAGCTTATTGGTGAGTACCTTATGGTACAGAAGCGCATTGCGCAGATACAGAGTTGGTTGGACGCAGTTCAGGACAATGGTAGAGTGCATGGTTATGTCAACGCTAACGGCGCAGTTACAGGACGTATGACACACTCTAAACCAAATGTTGCTCAAGTACCGGCAGGTAATGCACCCTACGGTAAACAGTGCAGAGAGGTTTGGACAGTGCCTACAGGCTACAAGCTAGTAGGTATGGACGCAAGTGGCTTGGAATTACGTATGCTTGCACACTACATGAACGATAAGGATTACACTAATGAAATTCTCAATGGAGATATTCACACGGCAAACCAGTTGGCTTCGGGCGTTGAAACTCGAAACCAAGCAAAGACTTTTATCTACGCTTTCCTTTACGGCGCAGGAGATGCGAAAATCGGAAGTATTGTCGGAGGAAGTGCAAGAGATGGTAAACGACTTAAGGAAAAGTTCCTACGAAATACGCCAGCTCTTAGAAAGTTACGAGAACGAGTTGGAGTGGCTTCAGGAAGAGGTTATGTTCTTGGACTGGATGGACGCAGGGTCGCTGTACGGTCAGAACACGCGGCACTAAATACTCTTCTACAGAGCGCAGGTGCAATCGTTATGAAGAAAGCACTGTGCCTACTGGACGAGTACGCAACCCTACACAAGATTGATTATAAGTTTATAGGAAACATACACGATGAAATCCAGACGGAGGTCGCAGAGAAGGACGCAGAGAGGTTTGGATGGCTCGCAACTGCTTGCATTGAAGCGGCAGGAAAACACTACAACCTCAACTGCCCTTTGGCAGGGGAGTACCAAGTCGGAGGAGACTGGAGTGAAACCCACTAAAGCGGACAGGAAGAAGTTTGACATTGATTTAGCATACGGCGAGGTAAGGGAAGATAAGATTGCTGATATGCTAACCAACAAGAAGATTGAAGTTAAGTCAGAGAAAGACCTCTGGCAGAAGACAGGAAACATTTGCATAGAGTACGAGTCATGGGGTAAGCCATCTGGGATTGAAGCCACAGAGTCTGACTACTGGTTCCACAATCTATGCGTAGGGGACGACGAGTACTGCACCTTGGTGTTTGATACAAAAGTCTTAAAGAAAATAATTAGTATTAACAAGTTCAGGTCAGTATCAGGAGGCGATAACAACGCCAGTCGGATGTACCTGATTCCGTTAAACAAACTGTTCTTACCGGAATCCATACAAGGATTCAAAGGATTCAAGGAATTAGAAGATGAAAACAACTGAGACTCTAGTAGACGATATATACGCCCTGATGGAAACAAAAGACGCAGACCCATCAGTAGACGTAGAAGCGGAGATTGAGAAGTACGGAGAGAACATTAAAGCCCTGATGCGTACAGAGTTTGGTAGAGAGAAGCGAAAGGATAACCGGACGCTCAGACTGTCGAACATAGGACGCACAGACAAGTACCTGTGGAATCACGTACACGGTACTGATAAAGAGAAGATACAGCCACACACCTACGTCAAGTTTATGTACGGTCACATGGTTGAGGAGATGTTGTTGTTCCTTACACGTATGGCAGGACACACAGTCACAGACGAACAGAAGGTATGTAATGTAGGCGGTATCGTAGGACACATGGACTGCAAGATTGACGGTGTAGTGACGGACGTTAAGTCAGCCAGTAGCTTTGGCTTCAAGAAGTTTAAGGAAGGCAAGATACTGAATGACGACCCGTTTGGTTATGTAGACCAGATTAGAGCTTACGCACACTCAGAGGGTGAGAGTGATATTGGTTGGTTGGCTATTGATAAGACTAACGGTCACCTTACGTTCCTCAAGTACGACATGAACGGCAAAGAGTTCCAAGCCTACGAAGCCTTCAACGGCACAGTAGTAGAGCGAGTAGAACGCTTAAAAAAGCTAGTAGAGCAACCAGAACCGGAGGTGGTTTGCTATCAGCCGCAACCAGATGGCAAGTCAGGAAATTTAAAGTTGGCTGTTGGTTGCTCTTATTGCCAGTACAAAAAGCATTGCTATCCAGAGTTAAGGCTGTTCAATTATTCCTACGCTCCTAAGTATCTTTGCAAGGTAGTCAATGAACCTAACGTACAGGAGTTGAGCCTCGATGAGTAAAAAGAGATTTAGGTCAGGATTAGAGTCAGCATTGTACGACCAACTAAACAAAGAGTTTCAGTACGAGCCATACAGACTGCCCTACACGATACACAGGAAGTACGTACCGGACTTTGTACACGAAGGCAAGAACATACTAATCGAGGCAAAGGGTTACTTCAGGGTA